CTAATAGCGTTAGCAATTATGGCACTAAATAGGGACGATACTTGTGGCTTGCATACGTTCTCACAAATGTAATCCGTAACGCTTAGTTCTGCTCCTTCGCTCCAACCATGCGTTTTAGCGATGATTTGGAGATATGGCTCAAATCCTTCTGGCAACGGCAATTCAAATTGCACTGTGACTTTCATTTGGTTAAATCTCCAATTTGCTTGTTAATTTCGCCGAGCTTTGCGGCCATGATTTCCATGTTGTAAGTTAATTCACCACGCTGTGCGAATAGTTCATACAACTTCTTTTGTCGTTCTTGTGTCGCTTTTTCTTGTTGTTGAATTTTTGACGGAACGACTTCCCCAGTTGCAAGCCAGTGTTGAAGAGCGTCCGAATAAAGCATCCCAAAATGACGATACTTTAATTCGCCACGTTCAAACACAAACAAGGCTGGTACCGAGTCTTTAACTACATCGGATTTGTCCATTTTCATCCAAGTACGTTTAAACTCAGATGGCTTTGGAGCCTTGTCCATTGGATGCGAAACTTCTAAGGCTCCGCAATCAAATGCTGATAAGTCTACTTTCGTAAGATGGTCATTAAGTTTGTCACAATACGGACAGTTCTGTGCCCATACCTTAATTAAAACCAATTCACCCTTAATAAACTCTTTGACGCTCTCTTCTGTTAATTGCAACATAAATTTCCCCGTTATTTTCCAAGTACATACCAATTAGCTGATACTACATAATTTCCACTACAGCCGGAATAATATGTAGCCGCTTCACATGAAGATTGATCTCCGTAACCAGAACAAGATGCATCGCCTCCGCAAGTAGAGCCATCCCATACGCAATTTGAATAGTTTTGCGTACAACCGGAAGTAGATCCGCAAGTCGCTTCGTTAAGGGAGCCGCACGAAGCAGTCCGATTAAACGGCGAAATGTGTACCCAATCCTTAAAATTAGAAAGCGTGTACGAAGTCGTATGGTCAATCGTATTGCCACTAGCTGGAATTACAACTACATCAGCATTGGTGCTAGATGCGTTGTAAATCCAGTAATCTCTATCGGGGCATGACGTAATAGACGGTAATGTTAGTGAAACTGCGGCACCCCAAGTACACCCAGGTTCGTTGTTGCAGTTTGTCTGGTCGTCAATACCTCCGCACGATGCCGTTCCGCTGCACGCTGCGCCATACGTTCCTGTACAGTTTCCTGTAGCATACGTGCCTTCACAACTGTAAGAATCGTAAGTGCCAGAGCAACTAACGTACCAAGAGCCGCCTGTACAAGCGCCTGTTCCGCTATCGTAGCTACAATAGGCTCCGCCGTTGGCAGCATTACAAGCAGTACCGTCACCACCGCCGTCTGAGTAGTTAGAGCAGTCATCAAAGTTCTGAGTACATCCCGTTGTGCTCCCGCAAGTCATTTCATCAAGAGACGAACAATCTTGCGGTGTATAAGTCCAAGTACATCCAGTTACTGAATTACAACTGCTTTCGTCCCCGTAAACTGAACACGATGCTTGCTCCCATGTGCAACCAATAGTTCCTGTGCACGATGATTCATCGCCGTTGTACACGCTACAAGGATTGCCAGAAAACCAAGAGCAACCACCGTGTGCGTCACGAGCAATACAATCTGCTTCGTTTGTGTACGATGAGCAAGCATTGGTAGGAGCGCCGCTACAAGCTGAGCCTTGCGGCTCTACAATCCATTCCGTTGCTGTGTTATCGAGCATCTGATTAGCGGTGATATATTTAACTTTAAGTGCCGTGCCGCCTTGAGACATTAGCGTACTGGTAGGAGTCCCCGTCGTCCCTGCATTTACGCCATTAATAAACGCTCCGTATCCATAGTGCGTAAACGTATCAGGTGTGTTGTAGCTGATGAGGCTGTTCGTGGATTTATTGTAAACCGCATCATAATTTCCGCCGCTGACGTAGGTACTAATCTGACCGGAGGAATCTGCTCCAATATGCGATTTATCAACGTTGCTAAATTTGAAATCAATCCAACTGAAAGAACCAGTATTTTCTAAAGAAAGGTGCCTTGTGGTCCCAGGGATGCCGTTTGATTTATTTATTGCCGATATTCTCGCTACGCCACTTGTGGTGCTGCCTTGCACAAGTAGATCGCCAGTAAGCATTTGACCACCGCTCAATACCTTTACGCTTACATCGTCAACCGTAAGCCTAGTACCATTCGTAGATGGATTGATAGTAATCCCGCTGCTCGTCGTAGTAACGACGCCTCGAAACGTAAAGGTTCCGTTTGTTGTTGCCGATCCGACAAAACTACCTGCGACCGTAATTGTAACGCCACCCGAAGTTACGTTAGAAAGAGTAAGCGTGACTTCAAAACGCTCACCTGTATTCATAGTTATAGACTGCGTTAAGCCACCTGTACCGTTTGTATTGTGACTGACGCTGTTTGACGAATATGACCAGCCAGTCGGAAGAGTCCAACCCGTAGAGCTACCTGTAAACGATCCGTTACTTACTCGCTCTTGAGACGATGATGCGACAGCAAGCCACTTATTGCCGTTATCCCAGTTAAGGTTACGAGTATCCTGCGTTATTAACCCAGTAGAACCGCCAAACGTAACGCCGCCAGTAACAAGCGTTGGGACTCCCGCCGCTGTAAAATCAAAGTTTCCAGTGAATGGATTAAAAACGTATGGCATTACGATCTCACGACACTTGTAAGGTTTCCACTTGTATATCCAAGGGTAAGGGTCGCAACAGTTACACCGCTAAGTTTGTACACAACTCCAGTTAAATCAGTGCCAGTATATGACAGCGTAATTTGGTCATAAGGCTGATTGACAAGACCCTGAACTATTTCCTGATACACGTTGCCGCTACGAACAACCGTAGCTACTGGAATATCAGGATTAACCGATGCTGCTGAGTTGGATACTGTTGTTGGCATTAGTCGATTTCCTCAATATCAATCCCTACTGGGTTGCCTTGGTCATCCATTACAATTTTGCCACGTTTCTTACGAGCTTTTTTCTTTTCACGCTCAACAATTACAGGCTTATCGCTTTGGAACATAATTGATTGCGAAGGCTGTCTATCAATAGCTTCCATCGACAAACGCAATCGCTCAATCTGTTGATCCGATACCAGCCGCCTTTCTTCCATCAGCTTTTCAGACTCAGACAGCTTAATACGCATCTGCTCCAGCTCAAGTTTCTGAATTTCCAGAATCTGAGCCATGCGATTTGTTTCTTGGGTAATAGCTTGTTTGTTAGCATCCGACTCAGACATAGCTTGTACTTTAAGCATATCAACCTGAACTGATGACTGCTTAACTTGAACGTCTTGCTGAGCAATCGCCAATTCTTGCTGCTTAATGTACTCGTCAACCTGTTGCTTCTGAATAGCAAGTTGAGCGTCAAGCTGGTCACGCTGCATCTTGAGCTGTTGATCTTGATAAGCGAGCTGATTCTTAGTCGCCTTATCCTGCATTTCCATCTGCATGACTTGGAGCTTCGCTTGTGACTCAACTTGCGCTATTTGGAGACGCCCCTGTACCTCAAGCGTTGTTGGATCCGGCGGCGGCGGCTGCTTAGCTGCTTCTTCCTTAGCTTTCGCAATTTCTCCAATTTGCTGCATAGCCTTCGTAAAAATGCCATCTAGCTCTTTGCCTCCCTTCATCCGCTTAATCATGTTCTGGAAAAGCGATAAGCTAAAATCCAAAAGCGGAGGGTACTGTTCAACTAAGCCACGCATTTGGTCGAAGAACATTCCAGCTTTTTCAATAAGCATAGCCCCATCTTGCTGCTGCTGTTGCTGGTCGATAGCAACCATAGAGTCGGAAGCAATTTGGATGCGGTAATTACGTTGCTTATTGTCACGCAGAATACCAATAACTTGCTGCTTCATTTCCTCTAAAAGCTGCTGTGGGTCTGGCTGCGGAGGTGGCATTGGAGCCATACCTGTATCACCAGGTGGCATACCTTCTGAACCAGGCTCCGGCATTGGAGGAGGTGGCGGGATGTAAATAGTTGGCTCAATCAAAGCGTCAGCATCGCCAACATCAAGAATCGTCTGCTCGTCAAATTGTTCCGCAATAATCGTGCCAAGATTACTGATAGCATCTGACACAAACTTGCTAAACATATTCTGGCGAACTACCAGACCAAGTGACGACCACTGATTTTCAAGCCGATTAGCCGTAGCTGACTTGTATTGCTCGCTTGTACCACGAAGCAAATCGGATACTTTCAGGGTTTCATAAAGCTGTTGCAACGCAGTCTGGCGAGCGCCTTGAAGTACGTTCAAAGCGTTTACAAACGGCTCTACTGGATAAAACTCCATGCCAGCACCCATACCGCCACGTCCCTTATACGATGGCCAGTTAGTCACTGGTGTACCCTTCAAGTCACCAGAGAATACTTGCTCTACCTGCTGACCCATAGCGGCGTCGTAAAGGAAGTTAGTTCTGATTGCCTGAGTAACAGCGTGAATACGAGTTGTAAGACGCTCAACCTCAAGGATTTGGTCTTTTACATGAGCGTAATCGGATACGGGAATTACGCTGTCTGGGTCGCATGATTGGCGAATAACCGAGCATGGATAGAATCGCTCAAACTTGGTTGGCGGGTCTGACGATTCGATAATGGACTTTTCGCCAGTCTTTTGAAGCCAGTACACTTTGTTGGTAGCTTCGCACCAAATCTCGTGAAGCTCAGCTTTACCTTCGTACTTATCCTCTTTGCGGGAAATATCTTTCTTTATAACTTCTGGGAATGAGTCGTAGGTTAGCTCGTCAGCTACATCACGACCGAACAAATCTTCTGCTTGTTGCCTATCAAGAAAGGCTTTACGGGATTGCCATTCAATCTCGCTCTCGTTTCGAGCGTCAGAGCAGTCATAATCGTCGTATTGAACAATATCGAGAATCGCCTTCTCGCTGGCTTTACGCTCAACCTCAAGCGACGCAACAAACACGTTAGCACCTGCTGGTTGCAGTATCTCAATATCGCCAGTGTACGGCTTGCCAGTGCCGTCAATCAGTTGGCCGCTTGGATCACGGATAACCGCAATCTCTTGCATGACTGTTTCAAACTTGGCAGCGTACCTTGCCCAAAGCACACCTTGACCCGTGAGCAAAAACTGTAGTGCAGCGTTATAACCTACCTTGTCGAAGTCAAAGTGCATATCCATAGCGAACTGAGTGTTTCGCTCTAGAATTACGCTACCAAGTTCATACGGTATTCCGCCTGTACGTTTGCGGAGATTTACTTCTGCTTTGGGAGTTGAAGAGTAAAAAGCAGGAAGCAAAGTGTTAGTACAATACCACCAAACGTTAAGTCGTCGCTCAGCGTCATTTAAGATACCTACCTTTTTTTGAGCGTTATAAACACGGATGGATTCTTCTGCGGCTTCTATGAACTTTTTGCGACGTTCTTGGGATTGAGTGATTTGCGAGCGCCACCAGCGAGGTGAGTATTTCTGTACCAGTGGCTTAATTTTTACACTCATATTTTAGCTCGCTTCTGTTGTGACCGCATCTGCGCTATGTACGCTTGCAACTTAATTTTCCCCTTATTGAACACTTCCGCTGGCTGCTCCCATTTAGCGTCAATAAGTCTGCCTTTGCACAAATAGCGTAAAGCATCGCAGTTATGAGACACAACCCCGTTAGCTAATACGAAGGTACTTGTAGCTGGCACATTTAGGCAATAGACATCTTGCGGGGCTTGGGAATAAGAGATGGATTTAACCGCCTTCGTCGTGCGCTCATTTTGCAATTCTGGTGACAATACAGGCTTTTCTTGGCCATGTGTTTTTTTGTCCGATACTCCGTTCCGCAAAAGACGCAAACCTTGGTTATGTACGGCATGTTTTTCGCAACTCTGACTGCATGCTCCGAGTGCCATTCCCGACCCTGCAAACTTCGGTGCCATAACCTCGCCATTGGCACAGCATTTTTGATTATGTTCTTGGCTGCTTGTGCACATCGCTCTGGCGTCATGTGCTGACTCAAATGAATTTTTGAGTTTAACAATTCTAAGTTTTCTATTTGATTGTTGGCTCGATTCTGGTCTTTGTGATGAATGTGCATCCCTTTCGGAATAGCGCCGTTGAAGTATTCCCAAACCTTTCTGTGTAATCGCCTTGAGCCACGAAAATGCTTTTGCTGAGAAGAGAAGTAGTTTCCACAGCGGTAATACTTTACGCCGTTGAACTCTTGGATCGTTTCGGAAATAACTATTACTCGCATAGGTAACGCAGCGTATCAGACGGCCAGGGTATAGAAAAGCTGCTTTTTCAAATGTGCCATCAGGCAGCATGAACTTATGTTCGAAGGTACAAACTACGCTCGTATCATCATCAAACGTTATACGCATAACTGCGGCTTGCTTTCTAGTTAAAGCGCCACACGCTTCTTGATAATTGCCGTCATGAGATAGAACAAATACAGAGAAATCACCGCAAAGTTCTTTTATTGGAATTGCACCAGAATCAGTAATGACAAGAGTATCGCCAGTAAGACAGGCATGGTCATTACCAGTCGAATCAGCATCTTCTGGGTTTCTTTTGTCTATAGACAAGGATGGTAGGGTTTCTAAAAGATATGGGCAAGTAGCAAATATGTACAACATCGGGGGGTTGGCAACCAGTCGTTGCCGTATCTGCGACCATCCCGAAACTCGCTCATTGTCTGCCGCTCGAAAGCTAGGGAACTTGTACTTAGCAAACACCGTCGTAAATTGGTCGGCTATGCTTGGCCCACCCTCGTGGTTAAAAATACTGGGGTCGGCAAAGGCTAGTGGATTTTCTCCGACTGATACTGATCCAATTCGATTAGCCTGATCAATGTTATCAACTCCTTTTCCCCACATCTCTCGGTAAATAATAATGGCTCCTTTCGGGTACGGAACTTCATTTCCACGGTCGTCACGACCAGAGCTGACAGCACCCCAGATAGCAGCAAAAGGAGAGCGGTAACCCCAATCGTACCCCATGTATCGGGGCCAGTGTTGAGGAACATTGAAAGGAGCAACGATATGTTTAGAAGAAAACTCAGGAAAATATGAACCTTCATGGATTTCAAAATCACCTTCTAGCCATGCTCTGACAAGCTCCGGCGAGCCTACCATGTGCAATCGGTTGATATATTCAGGGTCACGAGCCAAGAGTATCTGGTTATCGTGTACCCTACTCGGAATATAAATGTAGTCAAAACTAGCTCCATTCGGCAGGAGCTTTTGAAGCACTTTCATCCCTTTAGGCGCTGGCTTGATAAACAACTCTTTTAGCCAGCCGTGGCCGACACCGCCGGGGTTAAACGTAAGGAGAATCTGACCGCCGCCTTTGCCTCGTAACGCTCCAAATAGCTTCCAGATACAGCTTGGGTCAGAGTAGTTACCTGCTTCCTCTATGGCGCAATCTGAGAGGTTTTGACCCTGATATTTCTCCGCATCGGCGTCATTAGCTAAGGGACGGAATCGCAATCGTCCCCCTTGGGGAAATGTGAACTGCTTCTTTTGGTCTTGCCAGTGCGCTCTAAGCGGCAGGTAAATCTGCTTTGCTCGCTCAATAAGATCGTCTGCTTGTGGCAGCTCTTTACGGAAGAAGATAGCGTTAAAGTCTGCACCTAACTGCTCTTGCTTGATAGCAAACTTACCCAAAACGCCATCTGTCTTACCGCCACCTCGTGCACCACCGTAGCCAACCAGCGTAATGGGACAATGAACAAGAGCTTCCTGTGGACCCGATTGCGGCGCCCATACAATCTGCTCGTTAGCCTGTAATTCAGCATCCATTATTTTGTTGGCGGTTTTGGTAGTGGCATCCAATACTTTACAAATTCAGTAATATCCTTTGGGAATTGGCGTTCAGTTCTTATCCACTTACCATCTTTAGCTGAATAAATAGCGCAATAATGCAACCAGGGGGTTCCCTCTATGTACCCAACAGTCAAATACTCATCTGTATCTGGTAGTTTATCATTAACGTCGATCCATTCCATTTCATCATCCTTTATGGTTTTGGTTTTGCGGGTAATGGCATCCAGTGAGTAACGTGTATTACTTCGTCTGTTTCTCCATCGTGATCAATCACGTCGTATCCCTCCCATATAAACTCTGGCTCAAATGGGTTGGGTCTATATTTCCAATTGTTACATAATTTTGCTGGTTGAACTTTATAAACGTGCTGCTGTTTACTCATGCCATAAACTAATACTTGAGTATTAACGTCCGGCAAAAAATCAGTTATTTTTAACCATTCGCCTTTAATATATTCCATTTTAACATCCATTCTTTAGCTCGTTACACTCCGCCCAGAACTGCTCCCAACTAAGCTCGTATAACTCCTTAACGAACTCCTTCTCGCACTCAATACAGAGATTTGTAGCAATATCCCACAGTGAGCCACATTCGGGACACTTCCAATGGCCGCTACTATCCATCTTTTTCACCGCTTATCATTACAGCGTTATCGCCGTATATGCGCTCTACTTTGCAATTAGGGTTTTGGCAGTAAAAGTAGAAATCAAACGCATCCTGAACGCTAACCGTAGAGACATGGTTGCACCACGGGCACCGGCGAGAGTTCTCAACTTCGTCTTTCATCCTATGCTCTATGCCCATTATTCCTCCGGTGGCTTAGGTATAGGCATCCAGTAACGAACAAACCCCAAACTGTAAATATCATTCCCTACGTCCCATGCGTCCCCGTTAAAGTATCCCATCTCTACGAGCTTGAATTGCTGCGTATCAATAGAAAAGTCTATGTAGACTAAGACGTACTCGTTGGTCTCAGGCATCTTGTCTTTAACGCTAATCCACTGCGGCGCTGCGGCTTGGTAGCCAGCGACAAAACTTTGCCGTGTAGCTATCGTCATGATGCTATCCTCACGGGTATCCCACCATGCCGTCGTATGCTCGTCTGCTAGTTCTTCAGGTGTTTTCATTCCGCACTCCATACGTCCGTTTGTCGTCGTAATCCGCTAGGAAACTCCAACTTATTGTCGGTAAAACTCCGCTCTCTAAACACTACATGGTTAGTCGGCTGGATGGTCAATCTGCCTAAATCAAGCTGAATAAAGCAAAACTCTTTAGCCTGGTCTGGATACGCACTAAACCCGTCACCTACCGGAGCAGCGGTAAACAAATAGTTACCCTCATAAGGAATGTTTTTGCACTTAACCTTGCAATCCAAGCCAGCAAGGTACTTGTATTCAAGCGTTGTAAACTGCTCGCCATAACAGTCCCACGTTTGAGCTTCATCCGCCGCCCATCGTTCTGCGGGAAACTGACTAAACGCTATCGCATGAGCCGGAACGTTCCTGTAAATCGACCCACTCTCAAGCATAACCGTACAACCCCACGTTCTGCCTGGATACGATACCAAGCCAAACCACACACACGGAACATACCCATTCGGCCATGTATGCGTATAAGTGCTATCTACAAAACAGTAGATATGCCGTGGCAGTTCTCCAACTAAACTATACGTCATCTTTCTTTACCGGAAAAAACCCCGCCCATGGACCAACCTTGCCATGGTGCTCAAATTGCAAATCACTCTTCTTCCAGCCTTCAAGCAAGTCCCTTACTTCCTCGGTTGTTTCCATGATGTGACTAAACTCTAACGACAACAGCTTTAACCGCTCTTTGAGCTTAGCTATCGTCTGTTCAGCTTCTTTTAACTTATGGTCGTTGTAAGTAGCTCTAACGTTATCTTTGAACTTCTGGTCTTTTGCTGCTTCATAGCCAGCGATAAAAGCCTTTCGACACGGCTCCCATGGAAAATAGTGCATAAGAGGAATAGATTCCTGCGCCTTCAAATGCTCTTCCGCTAACTCTTCAACCGTTTTCATTATTTCCCCCAACACCGCTCATACTCAGAGCGACTAATCTCATAATGCGGCAGGTAAAACTTACCCCTACACCGCCTACCACCACAGGCACCATACATCAGATGTGTTACGAATACACCAGGCAATCCACAATTCGGACAACGAAAATACCAAACCTTATTCGTCTTTATCGATGAATCGCTGAATAAACTCTTCTTTCGACAACGGCTTCGCACTCACCACACTCCGTACTTCACCGCTATGCTCAATCAACTGAGTCTCATTCCAGCCCAACTTAGTCTTAACCAAATGCAACAATATAGCCGTATTCCCACTCATCGCCTCAGCCATCGCTACACTGGCTAAACCCTTCCTCATCTCAGCCTCGCCAGCCGCAAACTCTTCCGCATAATACTTATCCAAAATATACGGACTAACCCTAGCAGCTATCGCAACATTCCCCTTCGTTAAACCCATCCTAGCCATATCCCGAATCTGACTCCCAATCCGCTCACACTTTTCATGACTCGGACTCTGCTTCGGTAACACCTCCGGCAATACAGTGTTTGAATTGACTATAGCCTCCGAACTATTAGCCACCGTCTCAACAACTTCATCTCGTTTCAAATCAGTTTCGTTTTCCATTTTATAGAACCTTGTTTGGGAAAGGGTTGGGAATTTTATGTGGGAGATGGGATATAGAGTTAACCGGTACCCTACTCGTTTTCAAATTTGTTTTGGAATCGAAAAAGCCTAATAGAGCCATAGGAAAATCAGGGGGTTATACGAATTCGGAATTGACCGATAAGTATTGTTATCAGTCACCGGCTACCCAACTATGCACAATCGTTCAACAATTTGAAGAAGTCTTTGTGACTCATACCGCTTGCGTCGAATAGAGCGAGCACTTCGGCTAGGTGATACATCCGCTTTTGTCTCTCACGGTATCGCCAAGCTTGCTCACCTATACCGAATAGAGCGGCCGCTCTCCGTTGTGTTATCCCTTGAGTCATACGCCACCTGCGGTAAAGGTTATCCTTTGGGTAAGGCATAGCGTGACGGTAGCAACCTACCCACCATTTATCCCCATACATCGAAGCTTGTACACGTTGCGAGTTACTTTTCTCTGTACTCATATATAAGGA